AGTATTGAATATTGGGCATCGATGCTCCTTGTCATGCTCCCGTGTTCTACGGGCAAGTCAGTGCGGTTATGACTCCATTCGTCACGGTCATGGCTGTTATCAACGTCGAGCAGGTCTTGGTTACTCCACCGTTCGACACAGTTGCTATCGGCGTGTGGACGTGGGTGTAATTGTTGCTTCCGCCGCCATAAAGGGTTCCAGTAATGGATGATCCACCCGTCTTGGTCATGCTGTACTTGACCACCAGGAGATCGGTGTCCGCAAGCGAAAAGGCCGGCTCGATAGCCTCAGTTGATATAGCCTGAATGGCCGTACCGTTGCCGCTGATTGTCGTGTTTCCAAATGAGAACAGGAGCGTCTCTGTCCCGCCGCTTGTCCGGTCGTACACGTCGATGTTTAGCGTGGTCGTATTTGATCCAGACGACACCTGGACATAAGCATCTGCTTGCCATTCACCGGACGGGATAACCGTGGCGTCCGGGTATCCGCTGGCCGTGGCGAAAGCCTCTATAAGAGTCTTTGTCGTCGTCGCCGGTATCGTCTTGGCAATCGTGAACTGAGACCCGAGCGGAGTCGTATCCCAAAGGTCATATCCGGAGATGCTGCTCGCCATGTTGGTGACATAAAGAATCTGCGCCACGCCTGGCGTACTGGGGCATGGAGTGTACTGCACTCCGTCATAGCAGATCACGTCTCCGAGCGATGGGCTTGGAGTGTTTGAGAATGGAACTCCATCCAAGCCGACTACCGTCGTAGCGCCTCCGGTCGCCGTGCTGATCGCGTCCCCGCTCAGGGCGACGAATGTCCCAGTGGTCACAACCAAGTTCCCATTCGCGTCAACGGCCATCGGCGCGTAGACACCTAGCGTTGTGGATATAACAACCGATCCGCTGCAGGTCGCAGTTCCATTGGTCAGCGTCCCGCTGGTTGGAGCAGAAGAGTATCCGGTGCCAGATGTCAGTCCGGTTCCATAGAAGCTGATGATCGAGCCCGCGGCGATCGAGGTCGCAGTGGCCAGCTTCAGCGTCCCGACAGCGTTTGTGGTTCCCCCGCCGATCGTTATGGTGCAGGTCTGTCCGATCGTGCCGCTGATCGTTCCACCGCTCGTATAGGCGGAGCCCGGCGTTATGCCAGTCGCGTTGTATCCGAAGACGGTGGAGGATGCCGGAGCGTAGGCCTGGCCGGCCGCCCCGCTAGCTGTTGCGAACGGCAGGTATGAATGTCCTGTCGCGTAATATCCGACGCCCAGCGCGCCAGACTGAGACATCCCAGGAAGAGCAAGCGCAGCAAGGATGATAGCCACGATGATCGAGGTTCGCCGCATTGTCGGTCCTTTCCTCTTCACTTTGTTTCGTCCGTTGCCATCTGGAAGTTGACTATCACTGGCAGCCCAAAGATCCGTTCATGTGCCTTGAGCGACGCATGATTGTTGCCATGCACGCAAGCCATGATCTGCGTGAATCCCTGCGCCGCGGCCTGCCCGCGCAGTACCTTGACCATTCCGGCATAGAGCCCGCAGCGGCGATACTCCGGCGCCGTCCAGGCCATGCCAATGAAAGCCATCCCAGACCACTCCTGCCAGGCGATGAAGCCTACTGGAATCCCATCCTTGCGCGCGATGATGAGCCTGTTGCCAGACGTCGGAAGATAGGCCGCTCCGATTCCCTCTTGCGCGCATCCGAGATCCCGTCCGAGCGTTTTCGACTCGTTCTGGATGAACTCGAGCAGCGCCTGGTCCTCAATGAAGTCGAGCGCTTCAATCTGGAACTGTGCGAGAAACGTTGTAGCCTCTTCTTCGACCGGGCTCATAGCTCACCATTGCTTTTGCATTTTGGTCAACGCTTTGTTCTCGCCGCTCCTCGGGATCTCAGGCTCCCCATAAGACTCGAAGCACTTCCGGTATTCATAACCATCGTCACCCTGGTAGGATACGGTGACTTTGGTAAGGCGCCGGCGTTCATCCGCTGTTGGCGCTCTCTTTTCTTCGCGGCGAATGATGCCATTCATCCGGAGCATGATTGGCTTGTCGTCGGCAGCCCGCGCCACCTGTAGAGCCATGCGCGCCGCCCTCACCTTGGCTGCGGTCTCAGCGGTTGGCGATTGCTTGTTAGCCTTCTCCGCTTCGGCCAGGACGCGCTTCAATTCAGGAATGCTCCAACCGGCATCCCGCGCGCGACGGTCACTAGCAACCTTTATAGACGGAACAATGTCGGCTTTTTTCTTGCGCGCGTACTCCTCTGCCCTTTGGCGCGTCGGCCATACCGTGCTTGAGTTAAACTGGCCTCCGCGCGTGATGCGACATCTCCATTCGCCAGATTGAAACTCTGAATCCGAAGGAATCTGCGATATGGTTGCCTGTAGCCTCTGCAGCATCGGACTTATGTCCTTGGCGCGCCGCCTTGCGTGATCGATCGCCCTGTCCAGCGCCCGGTGCATACGAGCGCGGAGATCATCGGCCGAGTCGGCCCCGCGATTCATCCGTTTCGTCCAAGCCAAGTTTGCTTCCCGCCATTCAGCGTCAGCCTTGTCCATTTCGGCAGTCAGCTCATCCATGCGTCGGTTGATCGTGTCCATCCGGCCGCGATCCTTGGGATCCACCTTGGCGCGTTCCGCCTTCAATAGCTTCCATTCCTTGAAGGATTTTTCGCTTCGTTCGCGCGCTGCTTTCAAGGCAGCCTTCAGCGGAGCAAGATCGGCAGACAGTTGCCGGCTGGCCGGACTGGTCCAGGTAGCATCGTTTCCCCGCCGTCCAAGTTGGCTGCTAGTGATCCGTCCATGCTGCAGGTCGTCAATGTCTTCCCAACGATAGCCGAAGATTGTCGGATAAACCACTTTGTCTCGCTTCGAAACAGACTTTGTGCTCACCCCGCCGCGCCGCTTCAATTCCGCTTGCGCTCCCGACTTGCTTGGAAACCAGCCGCTCTCTGGGAAATCCTCACCCGGCTTGAATACTGCCCAGTTGCCGCTGCGCCCTTGCTTGACGATCAGATCGGCCATCACTCACCTCTCGCACACAGCAGTCCAAAGCAGTCGATGCGCACCAGGCCTCTCCCGGTTCCATCCTGCGGGTGGGGATCCCAAACCATTTTTCCTGATTCCCCGACACAAGCATGGAGCCCGCCGCGCGGACTCTTGCCCTCGATCGTGTGGAATATCTTTCCGCCACGGAAGGCCTGCTGTATCCCAGGAGTATTGACAGGAACCTGGACATAGTAGAGTCCATACGGCTTGAGAAAGGCCTGCACATTGCGAAGGAACACATCGTCCTGTCCGAAGTCAGGAACCTGCGACTCGGGGATCTCGAGGATGGATGCGAAGCAGGCCTCGATGCAGCGGCCATTCTTTCCTGTGCGGCTCTGCACTTGCGGCTTCATGCTTTGACCTCGGGTGAGCATGGCTTAGTCAGATCGGCATTCTTGACCCATTGCTTGAATTCGGACACCGGCATCGGAGTCCAGTCCATGAGCACTTCGCCGCCTTTATGGTGGCCGGCCTTGTACGCTTTCAGCGCCGCATCGGCGGACGGCCATCCCAGCATGACTTTGTGCTCATCGAATCCTTCGCCGTCCACCTTGCGCTGGTCGCAGACATAAACCCAACCATTGCTCTCAGGCCCGAGCGCCACATCGAGCGAGTCCCCATCCGCTCCCTTTACACCCTCGAGATAGCCGTAGTCGTAGGGAAGCTCGATCTCGAAGCCTGGCCCGCTGCGCACGTCGCCCCGGCGCGTCTCGATCACCACGTCCAGGCCGTGAACCTTGCGGCGGTCGACGGCGGCGCCATCGGCGTCCTGCGCGCGCGCTTCTTCATCCTCCGGCTCGACAGGATCGTCATCCTCATCCCGCTCATCCAGCGGATCGAAGCCCAGCATCGAGACCACGCTGATCGGAGTCACCGGCAGCTCTGCGTCATCGTCGATCGCATCGAACTTGTCCCCGAGCTTGCGCCAGTCCCGCTTTTCCTCGGTCACCCGTCCATAGTGAACGCTAGGCAGTGGCATACGCTTGCCTCCATCCCGAGAAAAGTTGGGGAGGAATGTAACTCTGAAGAGCCACAGTCGGAGTATTGCCAAGCCGCTCTGCTACTTTCTTCGCGACCTCTTTGACTTTCTTCTTGTACTCAGCCTCGTTGCGCGGCGGCCGGATCGATTCAACCAGTCCCTGCGCCGTCTCGGCCGCAATGTGTGTGCGGAAGTCCTTCGTATGGTACGACCCGTGATCTAACTTTTCGTTTGAAAAGGTTCTCAGGCTGGCATCGCTCACCGATGGGAAGATCTTTCCTTTGGCGCCGGCGGCCCGCTTCCGGCTGCGCAGCATCTTGGCCATGTCAGCATCCTCGACCGGCAGGCTGATAGTCACGCCTTTCTTTCCTACGAACCGCAGCCGCGTCGCGTTGCCGAGCTCCCAGACATGGTGCCCGACAAGTGTCGACGCGCCGTAGGCTTTCACCTTGGCTTTCGTGTCCGACTCACTGCCTGGCCGCAGACCCATCTTGCGGATGAGCGTCATGCAGTCTGCGTGATCCTTCGTGTGCTCATCCTTACTCTTGCGCATGGTGGAGAGCTGCTTGTCGATCATCGAGATGTCTTGCGCCAACGACTCGACACGTTCGAACTTCATTGCGGCCTGGCTGTCCTTGAAGCGCTGCGAATAGATGTACTGAAGACGGCCCTTCGAGTCCCTGCCAGTTGCCTGTAAGTCAGCCTTCGGGTTCGGGCTCACCCGCACGTCTTTCCATGCCGGCGGTATCTGTAGATGCTTTGCGTGCTCCGGCCATTGCTCGCGCGACTTGTAAGCGACCAGATGATCTGTCTTTCCGGTCTCGTAGCGACTGCCTACGCCGCTGCTCTTTGTGCCCCCTGTTCCACCGGCGAACTTGCCTTCATCGTCGCGCTTGATCTTGGATTCCTGCCACTCGGCATCATCCGCGGCGCGCGCCATCTGCCTGAGACCATGCACGCGATCGGCGTCCTCATCGTCTTCTTCGATGAAGTCCGAGTCTTCGCCGCCATCCTCATCGAAATCAGGTTCCTGCTCCGGCTTCGGCTCTTCGCCTGCTTTCTTGCCCTCGCGGTTCTCTTGCTTTAGCACCTTCGACGGGCTGCCTGCAGGATTGAGTCCTGCCCCTCCACCGGCGCCGAACAAATCTCCGCCTATCTCGCCCTCCGGGGCAATGTCTGCCGAGAGTTTCGCGATGTCTTCGTCGGTGATGTTGGTGAAGATCTCTGTCTTGTCCGACGCCTGCTTGAGTTCCATGCCGCCCGTACGCGGGGAGATGAGGCCGCCGTTCATTGCGACCAGCACGGTGTCGGCAACCGTCTTGCCGAGTTCCGACTTTTCCTTTTCGTCCAGCACGCGCACGCTCGGGAAGGTCAGATCGAGATCGTCCGGAACCTCGCCCAAGGTAGACATGCAGATTACCGGGTACAGCTTTTCAAGCTGCGGGCGCATACTCTCATCTTGGTCGGACGCAATGCGCTCCTCGTAGATCCGCTCGTCAGCATCGTTCGACTGGCCCAGGCCGCTGATCGTTCGTCCGAATAGCCTGGTGACCGGGATGCCAGTCGCTCCGGAGATGTCCAGTTGAAACTGCTGATAGCAGTCACTCAGCCCGCTGAACGTGTAATTGACGGACTGAATCTCACCATCGGCAGGGAGAGCGATCATGCTCTGATTGGACATAAGCCTGTTGATCTCGGAGATGCGCGCTTCCCACGCCTGCGCCCCGGCCTGGCCAATGCCCACGCCAGCCAGCATCTTTTCTAGTTGAGGGTACTTCATGCCCAGGATCTGTGCGCGGAAGGTGAGCGACAGAATGTTCCAGCTCATGTTATCGCGCTTGCGAATCTCTTCGTAGGGGCGAACGATCTCAGAGATTCCCCACCATGAGTGAGCCTCGCGCTCGGGCGTCGGCATCTCGGGCCCAGTGAACCGAAGGATGCGTGAGCAGTGAACGTTGAAGCTCTTGCCGCCCTGCCCGACATTCACCCGGTAATACTCCGGGCGGTTGAAATCGATCGGCCGGTTGATGTCTGTGCAGACCGAGCCTTCGGGATAGATGCCAGTCCAGCGATCGAAGGGAATCAAGCCTTTGTAATCGCCGATGCCCACGGTATCCAGGTCAACAGGTTCGTCGAGATGATCCTCTTGCCCATCGATGACAATGAGCGCGCCGGCGCCCCCAAACAGCCTGCCCCACTTCATCGCCTGCAGCATCTTGGTTCTTGTCTGGGTAGCCCGCAGGCAGTGATCGATGCGCGTCAGATCCTTTGGGTCGACATCGCTGGTCAGCCGCGGCCAGGCTTTCACCATGTCCTTCGCTGGCGTGTCGACGATCTTGGCAGCAATCCAATGGTTCTCATAGAGCGTCAGCAGCAAATAGTAAGAAAATGAAAGCCTTACAAGTTCATATTCCGCTGCTTCAGCTAACGATGGAGTCCCTAGCCCCATTCTTGCGGGAACATTTGTAAAGTAATCTAATGCCCTTGCCAATCCATTTTGGTCAGCCAATCCTTTGAGTGCCTCATCCTGCGCACGCACGCCTGCCATTATCCTCCGACGCGGCAATCCTGTTGGCATTGGCAATACGCTCATTCAATCTTCTCTCTTTCCCTCTTGCGCGTGCCTCCGAGAATTTGCGGCGAAACTCCGGATCTTGCCAACGCATCTTTGTTTGCTCTCTCTGTCTCTCACGCTCTTGCGGGTTAGACCATCTACGCTGCGATCCCGCGCAAAGAGACTCAATCATTTTTGCGCGGATAGAAGGATCTGCCCATAATGCTTTGCTGGTATCACGGAGTTTCTCTATCGTTGTCTCCGCCCGCTTCTGACCTCGATTAGATGAAGCTCGCTCTTTACGTTCCTCGGAGTCATAGGAAGCCCACCGACGCCTCTGTCCTTCGCTTTTTCTGTACTTTTCCTCTGGAGTGTTTTTCTTGCGTGAGATTCCCTTTTGCGCAGCGCTTATCTTGGCGCGGATTTCTTTCGTCTGTTCAACGCCTTCGCCACCCTCTGTGCAATTGTATCCGAGCGGTATCCTTGAGTTTTTCTCAACAATGAAGCGGCGTTCCATTGCGCTCAATTCTTGTACAGGACCAACCCAGAGTACCGAAATAGCAAAGGCATCCAGACCGTGCTTCCTAATCGCCCTGGAGAGCGGCAGATCATATCCATGACGGGCCAGATAAACGTGCTGGTCCCATCGGTATCGAACGTTTACTGCGATCGTCTTGCCGACGTACTTCTTTCCGTTTTTCAAGTTCTCAACAAGATAGATAGATCCGGTTGTTTTATGGCTCCGCATGATTCAATCATACTACCGCTTCGTCTCGCTCCAGGTCGCCGTTTTCTATCCAGATCACCTTCGACTCGTCATAAGGCACGCT